TACGTTCCTGATCTAGGAGAGCAAAAGCACGTTCTCTTTCAAGACGTTCATTCTCAAGTTGAGAATTAAATTCTTGCTCCTTCTTTGCGAGGAGTTCTTTAAAGGAAAGTTCTTTCTGTTCCTTCTGCTTTTCTTTCTCCGCTTTTTGTGCTTCACGCTCAGCCTGTCGTGCTGCTTTACGTGCGGCTGCTTCTTCGCGTTCCTTCTTGAGGGCGGCAAGTTCTTCAGCCATCTTTTCCATCTGTGGATATAACTTTGCCTTTTCCTGCGCACGAGCCTTTGCAAGGTCGTCAGCAGTAAATCCTGGCACGTTAGCCTCCACTGGTGCTTCTTGGACTGGAGCAACTTCTGCTGCTACTGTGTCCGTTACTTCTTGATTATCGGCCATTATTGGTCACCTATTTTTCTTATGTCGTTGTCCGTATACCTTGCGGCGTGTCCCTTGGTTTCTTACGAGACTATTGCATTACAAAATGTCGCAAATGTCTCGATATACTCTGATGTTTTATCAGAATGCTAGTTGTCGTTGCGGTCAACATTCCTTCGCTGCACCTGCTTGGTGCCGTAGGCGTCTTCCACTAACTGTTGACGAATTGCTCCTTCAGTTTGATCCTCAAGGCTTTCATTCATCTGTTGTTCTGGATCTTTAACACTTTCTGGTGTTTCTGGGCCTTGGATTCCATCACCCATGATGTCTCCATCGCCAAGTTGTGTTGGCTGCATAGGGATAGCAGAGGTGCCATCAGGACCAGGCATCATGCCAGTCATATCCATAATCTGCTTTTGGATCTGAATTTTAAGAAGTTGTAGGGCGCCATCGGCCTTAGCATCTTCCTTCAACTCATCACGAATCTCGCGCAATTTCTCCTCTGGGAATTCTTCTCCTAGAGTACGAAGAGCGCCTTCCTTAGACTCAAGACCAGCAGCCATCTTTGCCTGAACTTCGTTCAAGACAATTAACTTGTCAAGAGGAAGTGGAGGTGGGAACTGCACATAGTTTTGGTATGTGATTGGGTCATTAGGATCAAGAACAGGAAGTTGGTCTGACTTTAGTGGGCCATCAACTTCAGGATTAAAGAGCAATGTCTCTGGCTCTTTGAGTGCCAAGTTACGAAGTACGAGTTCGTTAATGCGCTCGATACCTTTGCCATATTGAATGACCTTCTGTGAATAACGGTTCATCAATGGCTGGTACTGAATAGAGAGAGCAACACCTGAAGTGTTAGAGATTGGTTGAACTTGACCAAGAGCACTCTCTGGAATGTTCATGATCTCGTGCATAGAGCGCTTAAGTAGTTCTAGATACTGGAGAGCGCCATTGATACCTTCAGCACCACCATCAAGGTTGAAAACTTGCGCATCCTTTGGAAGACCGCCCCATACCTTGCTTGCACCCTTTTCAAGGTTTGACGCCTTTGCACCGATGATGACTGTTACTGGTGCTGCATGGTAATTAATGATGTCAGCAACATCTGTTGCAATTTCATTATATGTACGGTTGATCGTGATGATGTCTTGGCAATCAGCAAGACCCCACGGAGAACCCGTTACAGGGATGTTAGGAATGTGTACCACAGGGATAAGGCCTAGTGGATTTGGGCGAGAGTCGATCAACTCATCGTTGATGTATTCCTCGATCATGTCATCGGTCAAAATTTCAGTGTAAGTAAATACCTGACGTGTTCCTTCTAATGATGTACCCCAGAAACGATACTTTTGTTTAAAGCGAAGTAGGCGTGTACGGTCATGAGGATGGAACTCTGGGAAACAGAACGAGGAGTTCATCGGCAAAATACGAACACGACCAGGATGGAAGTGACCAGCAGAATCTGTCCAGGCTTCTTCGTAAGCAACCTTTACAAAACAGTCACCAGTAACTCCGCCTTGCTGCGCCATCTCAAGAAGGACACGCTCTTTGTCGTTGTCTACTTCCCATACGCGCTCTAAGCGATCAGGAACAATACCTTCTGTTGCTTTAGGGGAACGGAAGTTAACACCCTTACCAAATGTAAAGCGAGCAAGATAATCTGTAAATGCGCGATAGTAATTCATCGTCATCTGTGCTTCGCCAGTTTCGCGGCGGTAGCCCCATTGATGACCTAGGTACATCGCAAAGTTAAGTGAGTAACGGTTTAAACGAGGACCGTGGACTTCAAATTCTTCATCAGCAAGTTCTACTAATCCCAATGGGGAAATAGAGATGGTTAAGTCAGATGATGCCGCTCTATATGATGGCGGGGAGAAGTCAAGATATGACATTACTTACCTTTATTCTTTTCTTCTTTTTTCTCAACTGGCTTACGCTTCTTAGCCTCAAACTTTTTTTGAGCAATCTTTTGTTTGCGGTCTTTCTCGTGGGTCTCTACAAACTGACCGCCAAGTTCAATGTAGTGCCTGTGCACCCAAGCACTTGCTCCAGGAGATGGGTAGGTAGCGTACTTAGCGCGTGCCTGTGCAATGACCATTTGATACAACTTTGGATTTGCTGGTTTTTGCATTTTATCTCCTCCCTGGATAACCCGATAACCCCCACACTAATGTGGGGGTTAAGCGGTGTCTGTCTAAATTAGTCGTTAACGACTGTTGCAGATTGACGCTGTGTGCGTCCACCTGAGCGAGCGACTGTCTCAATTGTTGCTGCTGAGTAGTCGTTCATTGTGCCGTGTGCGAACTCTCCAAGGAATGTTGGTGCTTCAACCCATGAGGCTGATCCAACGTGAGCACGCTCTGCCATTGTCTCGGCAGCGCTCTTCTCCCATACTGGAGCATTGCGGTTTGGACGACCAGGTGCTGTAGCAGCGCCCTGCATCATTCCCTTCTGAAAATCATTTGGAACGTCAGTATCGGTAGCGATACCCTCTTCAAAACGAAGTGGGCCACGACGTGTTGCGTTGCCTGTGCTCTTCATTTCGTATACCTGAGGTGCACGCTCTGGGAAGCGTGGTGCTGGTGAAATTGTCATTATGACTCCTTAAGGATGTAAACGGAAAGGCCTTTTCCTAGTACATAGTTTCCACCCTTTTTACGGGGTTTTGTTGTTAACTAAAGAAAGGATTAGATGAGACCAGTACTTCTGGCATNACAAGTTCTTGGGTAAGACTGCATGCAATTGCTAGAGAGTCTGCAAAGTCATCGTGAGCATAGGTCTCATCAGGGGCAGCGGCTGAAAAGTTAGGGCCCTTGAACTGAACTTCTAAGTCGGTCATTTGTTGGTAAAACCGCTTCCACATACGCAATCTACGAGTTTTTGCATGAGCGGGCCATGTAATAAGTTTGCGTTGAATGAGAGCCTGCAGATGCTTCCATCGTTTCGACTGTTCGGATTGGCTAGAGGTGAGGGCTACGACGCGAGAGCGGGGAAGTAGCAAGGTAAGGCGTTGGGCTACCGCGTCACCAACACCGTTGCCATCGACTCCAGCAACAAGGACATCGTAGTTAGATAAGAAGTTAACGATTTGGAAGTACTGCTCTTCCCAATCCGCTCCTTGTATTTCTAACCAGTTTAATACCTTATGTTCAAAGTAACCAAACTCATCAGGCCTATCCCAGTCAACCCACACAACCGTAACCACGGTTGAGTCCGTCTTACGCGCTGGGTCAATACCAACAACAACAGGAGTTTTGTGCCAGGACTTAACTAACTCTTGAGAAGTATCTCCGAGTTCATCCATAATGGCTGAGGTAACAAACATACCGCGTTCAAGAAGCCATTTACAGTTGTAGGACATTTGGAACTCGTCAGAGTCCTCACCAACAAGAAGCATCTGTTTGCGGATAGAGCGTTCGTAGTTAGGGTTGTATTTGATGACATCTTTCCAGTCCCATTGGAAATGGTTCTGTCGAGAATTGCGCCCAGTCTGTCTGCGCTTGTTTAACTGGATGGCTTTGTAGAAGTTGTTTTTGCTTGTTGTTGGTGTTCCAGTCTTTACCATCGTACCCGCGTAGTATGCAAGCATTGGAGAAATAGACTTAGATACAACAAAGTCATCAGCCTCTTGACACTCATCAATAACGATGAGATGGAACGACTTAGATTCAATCTTTGCTCGTGGGTTAGCGGTCATCATTGTGATGCTAGAGCCAGATTTAGTAAGTTTGATTTGGCGAGTTACCCCGCCCACACGCGCTGCTTTGTCATCGATCTCAACATCGTTCAAAATCTCAAGGGCACGCTCTGATGTTAAACGAGTTACGGCACGGCCAAAGAGTGTTTCAGCCTGTCCTTCTGTAGGAGCAAAGAGACCAACCATTAAGCCGTCTTTGAACTTGCCAAGGAGATCTGGGTATAACTTTGCAAGACGTGGCAATAGAATCATCAAAGTAACAACGGTGTCAGCCACTGTCTCTGATTTACCAGACTGACGAGCAGCCAAGGCTGTGATCTCTTCCGCATCATTGATGATGACCGATTCCATGATGCGTCTAGCCAATGGTTTTTGGTAGGGGTGCAGATCATGGCCAACAAGTTCTTTAAGAAAGAGCATAATCTTATCGATCAACTTGTCAACAAATTGTTGAGAGAGTTCGTCTAGTTGCTCTTCAACATACTCTTCTTCTGGCTTATCTTCTTGCAAGAAGAACTCAGGAGTAATCTCCTCAAACTTCTCATCATCAAATGGTTCTGTGGTCACAGAGAGCGCCGTTCTAACTCTTGCGCAATAGCGTAGAAGACTTCAGCACCTAGTTTTACTTCTCCCAGATCGTCTTTACTCTGAGTCCTTTGCCAACTGGAAATATGTTTGCCAATCGTAAACATCGACTGCTCCATCCACGTTACTAAGTCTGGCGTAGAGATCATCGAGACTCTTTTCTCGATCCGACTTTGGGGGCGGTGTCCATCCCTTTTCTTCCGTAAATTCATCTTCTGTCACAATCCTTAGTCCGATAAGTTTGTCAACTTCACCTACGTCTGTTTGTCCAGTCCATCTTCCTAATACTAACGCTCTGTATCTAGGAAGTCTTACTATGAGGGGATTAGCCGTCCTATAAGGGGCTTCTGTCTCTTGAGTCCAACCACGGGTAATGATCTGCTTATTCCACTGGTATGGGAACTTAGTAACCTGTACAAAGTGTCGTGGTCCGATTTTATGCGTCTTTGGCATTTCTGCTTCCTATTTAATGGGGCGTATGTATCTCTGGTTAACCGAGGTCTTACCTTTTTTGGTAGTACCGTATTTCTTGCCGTAGTGTAACTGAGATCCACGGGCAAACTTGTAGAAGGCCTTACGAGCCGTGGCAGAGATAGAACTCTGGTCTGCTACTCCACGAGGCTTGAAGTCCAAATACTTGTAGATAAATTGGCCCTTAGATACACGAGCCTTAAACGCAGTCCACTCTGATGGAGTGACTTCATAGTAGTTGTACAGGGTTCCATCACGGAACATCACTGTGATTTTCTCTTCATCTTCATCATAGCCAGCGGCTACTGTACGAGGACGGTTAATATCTGTAGTTGATGTTGGGACAACTGTAAGAGGAGCAGGGGATTCATCCTCATCAAGTTGGGCTCCATATGAGCCAGGAATAGTGGGGTTGTCTTCACCCTCTGTAACATCTTCCCATTGTCTCTTGTAGGAAAGTTCTGCAGGAAGTCCTGCCATGTTGTTATAGGTTGCACCGTTTGTATCGTAGTACTTAACGATGTCTTTCATTCCAATAATCTCTTTAAACTCACCAAACTCGCCAAGAGAAGAGGCTGTTGGGGCGCTTTGGAACGGATTCTCTACACCAGTCATTTTTGCAATGCCAGCGGTTTGTCGAGAACCAAAACCGTACATAGAGCCTAACTGCTCTAAGGGGCTGCGTAGTTCCCCAGATGATGGCGTAGCCACACGCGTTTTGCGTGAGGAACTACCACCACCTGAGGGACGACGACTAGGCATTAGATTAGGAAGCGAAGTAAGGTGTGATTGTAACTGTTGCACCGACTGCTACAGATGTACCTGCTGCAGTTCCCTGTGCCTTGATGCGTCCAGCACGAGCAGCAACCTTAGCGGTAACGCCTGTGATGCCAGTGTGGGTGGTGATGTTTCCATGGGTTTGTGCCCACGAGAAGTTGTTAGCATCAGAAACTGCTGTGATGGTGTGTGTACCATTAAGGTCAGCATCGTTTGCAGCGTTTCCTGAGCCGTTAACAAATCCAGCAACAACAACAACGTCACCAATTGCATAACCGTGACCTGTTGCGGTGACAGAAACTACGTTAGAAGCAAGTGTGATTGCTGAAATTGCAGGTGTGAATGCAGACTGAACTGACGCAACGAGTGTTGAGTCAAGAAGTGTGTCTGTAGCATCTGCTGTAAGTTGACCAATAACATTTGGAACAACCGCATAGTCAGTTCCGCCAGACTGAGAGCCTGTTGTGTTTGGTGTGTACTGAGGATAGCCATTCCAGCCATCTTCTGCAATATTGTGTGAATCTAGTGTGTAATCTAGGTTAGATCCACCATTGTCACGGCGAACGTCGTTTGGCTGCAATGGGAAATTACCCCACACGAAGTCAATTGCGACGTTACCTTTGTCATCTAGAAGATGACCGTCTTGATTAGTAGCCATTTATTTCCTCACAATCATGATTGGTTAGTTCAGCCTCTAGAAGTACTTCTCCGCAGTCGCGACATCTGAAGAAGCGTGTTTCATCTAGTCCGACGTGTAATGAGTCCGCGTGTGAGTCCTCGTATGCCATCCGAGGTTGGGCTAGAACTTCAGAAGGAAACGGTCCTTGAGGGCTGTGCGCTCCTGATGGTACAGCATGTCCCTGTACCGCGAACTTGCGAATGACCTTCATTATTCTGAAGGTGTTGCTGGCGTTGCCTTCTTTGTTTTCGCCTTAGGAGCGAGTGCTTCTGTAGCAGATGCTGCTTCTGCAGCATATTGCTCTGTTGTACGAAGAAGACCAGCAATCTTACGAGGCTGTAAAAAGCGTGGAAGATGTGGCTCACAGTATGGAATCGACTTCTTTTTGCTGATGTCATAAACGTACATAGCATCTAAATCGCAGTTTGCACATTTCATGGGTATTGCTCCAATCCTAGGCGTACATCATATCCGCCAGTCATTGGTCCTGGGCGCGATGGGTCGGGAAACATCCCGTCAAGTTTTGCTCGTTGTTCAGCAGGAAGATCTGGATGATTTGCTACCGCTTGAGCCCTATTCCAGAACTCTGGAGGATACATCCCAAAGTTACGAAGGATTTGTCCTTGAGTCTTTAAATTAGGATGGGCATTTGAACGAACTGCAAACTCTAAGATTTTACGATCGATCGTAGTAAGCGGTGGAGTCTTTGCATTTACTCCAGCATTAAAATGCTCGTAAGAGTTATCGTCTTTGCTTACTTGGCCAGCCATAGTTACTTCTTTTTAGGCATGGTTCCTGGAGCAGTTGGCTTAGCGCCGCGTGGCTTCACAGGGACAGGGTTAACTTTTGCTCCAGTAATTGGATGAATTGCTGTTTTGTTCTTAAGTGTTCCTGGCATTGGTGCTCCTGTAGTTGATGGGTTTATTGGTCCGCGCTTACGATACCCAGGGATTGGTGCCCCAGTGTTTTCTGGAGTTGGTGTTGCCCTGTGTACGACCTGCATCGTAGAGGCATCGTCAAGTTTACTCTGCTTATATTTCTCGTGCTCTAAAAGCATCTTTTTGTAAGAAGTCTTTTTTGCGCTTCTGAGCGTGCTCTCAATTCTATCTACTGCCCAGTCTCCTGGGTTGATGGATGAGATGCTCATAGGGCTATCTTCCCCTAGTTTGTTGCTGGAGTCTCTTTATTTGTTAAGCAATTTTCAATAGTGATCAGGCGCTCGCCCATCTCAACAAATGCCTCAAGCATTTTGTCTTGAGTCTCAATGACCTTTTGCTGATTTTCATATAGTCGATCAACTCTGTCTTTTACTGTGGTAAACCCACCATTGCGGCTTAATTCGCCATCCATACGGTTCATGCGCTCCATAATTCCTGGAATAGCGGCACGACCTGGTTCCTCTGGGGTACCTTCCCAGTCACGCTTAAAGCGTTCCATCCACTCAGTAAACTCTTTAAGTTTTTTATACGCTGGACGCAAGAGAACCCCCAAACTGATAAGAGCACCAGTGACAATGCCCAAAGAGGTAAAGAACGTTGTCACTGGGTCTCTCCTAAACTAAATTACTTGTTGTTAGATGCAATAGTTTTTTCAGCGTCTGTTACTGCAGTTGCTACACCCTGAGCGACAACAGCCTCTGGGAGACCTGTCTTCTTAGATATAATGTTAGCAACTGATGCTGGATTCAACTTTGCAAGTGCTGGAGCAACTAGACCTGCTGCAAGTGCCCAAAGGACTGACTTGTAATCGTGATGGCCTGGTGTCTTCAGAGTGATACCGACGATACCAATTGCAGTACCTGCGGTTGCATATACGTAGTGCTCAACAAGCACAAGGATCTTCTTATCCATGGATCTCCTAATGTGTGGGGTTAGTTCTTATCCTTGGGGTTACGAAGTCGAAACGTCGCAATCCACAAGAATAAGGATATAAGAGTAGCATCGCCAACAACTGTTTTGGCGCTACCTGTAAGGACTAACCATGCTGAGAAAAGACCTACAAAAGTCCAAATCTGGTTAGCAAGGTCTGCAAATAGGGATTTAAGAAACTTCATTATTACCTCTTTCTAAAGCGAGCAACTGCACCAACGGCAACAGTTATTACTAATATCTTTTTGGCTTTCTTTCTAGTAACAGGAGACATGTCATTGCCGATATTTGCCATAGCGACAAATGCGTGATTGAGTGCTTGTGCTCCAGGTACTGCTGCTATTGCTCCTGTTACTGGTGTCTCGATAACTGGAACAGCAACATCTGGTGCGTTAAACGAAGCGCCGCCTGGTTGTCCGATAAATGTGTCCGCAGTAGTAATCGCCTCTGGAGGAATTGGAAGGCCAGATCCTGGAGGTGGTGCTGGAGGAGTTAATTTTCCATCTTCTTGAACAACTTGTGGTGCTGATTGGGTACCAAAGAATTGGATACCGCCATTCTCAACGCCCTTAACGTCCACTTGTACGTGAGCAACAAGAACCTCTGCAGGAGCAGGCTTTGGCTTATCTGTAGGAAGTTGAGCGGCACTGTTAGGAACTATGCCAATATCTTTTAAAGCCTGGATTACAGTAGGAGCCAAGTACTTCTCTGGAGCAACTGCAGGAACATATGTTTCTGCGGTAGTCTTATCTGTCACTACAACAACAGGAGGTGCTGGTGGAGGAGTTGGAGTTTGAGTCTGCTTGGCCGCATCAGCAGCAGCCTTGGCAGCGGCTGCATC